AATGTGTTGCCCAATAGCCGTATTCGCCGATGCGGATCAGCTCCGACACAGCGTCGGCGCTGGTCACGAACCGGAGCTTAATCGGAGCAAATTCGTCAACCGCCTGAGAGGTCACGACTCCCTCCCGGCTTGGATGAAGTTGGGCGTCGCGCCGAACACGCGCCCGGTCGTCGGCAACGGCAACTCCTTGGGCCAACGAATCGCGAACGGAGCCTGGGCCTTGGAGCGGCGAGACACGTTCGCTCCGTCGCTTTGATTACAGCCCCGGCAGAACCAGTGGTCACGGTCTTCGCTCTCGTAAAGCGTGACGTGATTTCCGCCCTCGCGCTTGAAGACGAATACGGCGCCGGGTGCGGGCTCCTTCAAGGCGACGCCAAAGTGCGCCCAGTTTGCGGCCCACATGAACTCGTCGACTGGTCTGATACCGTTCACGGCCATCACGTAGCCGAGGCCGTACCCGCACCACGGAATGGAGTCGTGCTTGAAGGTGGCAGCGTATGCAGCCAGTTCCGGATAGCGACGGCCGATTTCCCTGGCCCAGCCCAGGATCGTCGGGTTATCGCCAGCACCGGCGACTTCCTTCGTCCCGGTGATGGCGCGCATGGTCACCAAATGCGGCGGGATCGCCGCCAGCAGAGCGCTCGGCATTGGACACCTATTCGATTGTGGAGTTTGGAGGGATCAGGCCGCCTTGGACTTGCCCGAGGTCTTTCCAGCCTTCGACTCGCCGTCGATCGTCGTGCGATATCCGGCTTGGTCGAGATGATGCCGCGCGTTCTTGATCAACCACTCTCCGTCGAGAACAGATCGGCCGGTGGAGAGGATCAGTTTGCCCTCGGCCTGCACGGTCGGATCACCTTCGATCATGACCATGACCGAGCCTTCGGCGCGCTGGAGCGCCTTCATCTTCGCGTCGGCGGACGCCTTGGCCAGGTCTTTGGATGGCCTCAAATGGCGCTGCATGAACTGCGACTTGCCCGTCGACTTGAAATCCGAACTGACGAGCTTCGACTTGCCGTGGCTGCGATCATGCCAACTAGCCCGCGCCGACAGGTGTTTAGGCCGATCGGACGCGCTGGCCTGGTACTGAATGAGGTCGGGCAACGTCAGAGTGATTGTCGGCATCGACAGGCCGCTCGCACTCACCGAATCTCCATGAGCGACGAAGAACAACATGCCGTTCTTGACAGAGAACAAAGCGTCATGTTCGTACGACAAGCGGTTTCCGAAGTGCCAGTCCGACTCTTCGGTCTGTTGCAGGTACGGATACTTGAACGACGCCAGCTCGGGGCTCACATACGATTTCAGGCCGTGACGATCGGCGATCTCCTTCATGATCTCGCCCAGCGTCTTCTTTTCATACGGCTTGGTGCGATGTTCTTTCTGCGTCGACTTCTGGTTCGCCGCCCGCGCTGATATGCCCATCTTGTAAGGAGGCCCCGTCACCTCGATCTGATCGACGGAGTACGTTCCCATGAACACCAAGCCGGTCTCGGCATACCCCATCTCGAGATACAAGAGCGCGTCCGTCGGCGGTGCCTCGATCGCGAAGTCACGATCATCCAGCGTCAGCGACATGGTGTCGTTCTTGTGCCCGTCGTGGAGCACCAGATCGAGCGCGGTTAGACGCTCGTTGAAGCGGTTCGTGATGTCCACACCGCCCATGCTGATCCGAAACTGCGGAGTCACTTGTCAGCTCCACAGACTGACCGTGTCGCTGGTGTTCGACGGGCTGGAAATCCTTGGGAGCGTGATGGAGATGCCCGCGGCGTACAGCGATCCATACTTGGCGAGGAACGGATTCGCGTTGAGCACCGCTTCTACGGTACCGCCCTGCTCGCTGCCGTACTGGTCCTTGCAGATGCGATCGAGACGATCGTTCTGTGACGTCACATAGACGCTTGCCATCAGAACAGTCCTCCCAGATAGGAGCCGTCCGACCCGTAGGCCTTCAACTCGATCGAGAACTCGATCTTGCGCGCACCACTGTTGCCAAACGAGCTTCGGACGTTGTTCAGCCGGGAGATGAACCAAAGGCCCATCACCTCGCCGGACAAGGCACCGTCCTTCATCGAGATCAGTGGATAGACGGTCCCTACCCTCGCCGTCGCGTGCATCGACTCCAGCATGCCTGCGCCGCCGAAGGCTTCGGGATACATCACGCCGTCAAGCGTGATGGCTCGCTCGCCGGGTCCGAGAAATTGGTGAGCGACATCACTCGCAAGTCGCTCCTGCGCCGGCCAACGGAAATTCGCCTCGAAGCGCAGTTTCTCGAACGAAGGGGCCGTTGCGTAAAAGGCAAACGGCCCCAACGACATCAGCACGTCAGACATGATGATTACCGATTGTAGTCCCCGAGATAGCCGTCAGGGCCAGGAGTAACGGCGCCACCCGGCTGAGGCGTGCTCTGGCCGATGCGGCGAATGTATTCGAGGGCGGACTGCAAGAATGCCTGTCCGAAGCTGCGACCGGCGTTAGCCCCTTCGGATGACAGATCAACGTTGGCTGCACTCTTGAGCTGCTGGCCGAAGCCTTCGATGTACGGCGTCATGCTGCTCTTGAAGCCGTTACCAGCTTGAGAACCCATCATCGTGGCCGGGCCTTCCAACATCTGCTGGAAGAAGCCCTTGTCGGTGACGGACCCACCAGGCTCCTTTGCCCACGCCGGCATACCTGTCGCCGGATTCCACCCATAGACGTCAGCGCCCATGGCCATCACGCCCTGGCGCCGGCGTTCCTCCGCGAAGTGCTCCCGGAGCGCCGCATTGTACTTCCTGTCCGCCCCGGGATTGAGCTCGCCGCCGGGCGCAGGGTTGAGAAGATCGGTGTTCTTGCGCAGCCAGACGGCACCTTCGAGGATGCCGAGTGCAGCGGTCAACGGGTTGCCCAAGGCGCCCAACGACTTCGCAAGCGAACCGACATTGCCGGCCGCCGAAGTGGCACTGGTCGCGGCCTCTGTCGCGGCCGTCCCGATCTTGCCAAGCGCGGATGCCAGACTGCCGCCTATCAGCGCGCCGGATGGACCACCCACAAGAGCACCAAGACCTGCACCCAACAGCATACGTCCGCCAAGACCGGCGGCACCGCGAAGCAGCATCCGCTTGGCGAGCCAACCCGCACCGAACAGTCCGGCCCCAAGCAGGCCAGGACCGGCCACCTCAAGAGGTTTCTCCAGATACTCAGCCACGCGCTTCATCGAACTCATCGCATTCGTCAGCGCGTTTTGGAACAACGTGATGGTCGGCAACAACGGCTTGAGGACGGCCGCGTTCATGTCCTCAAACTGCTTCTTCATACGCTCCAAGCTGCTGTTGTAGTTGTTCCAGACAGTCTCGTAGGTCTTGTCGACGCCGGCGACCTTCTTGGTCATTTCGGCGCGGTTCTTCATCTGCTTCTCTTGGATCACCATGATCTGGAGAAGTTGCTTCGCGATTTCCGTTCCGCCGAGGCCAGCGATCGCCTGCACGATAGCCGCGTGATTGGCAAAGTCCTTCACGCCGAGCCTTTCGAGCGCCGGCTTGATCCGCCGCGACATGTACTCGAACGGATTTCGCGCCGCGATGTCTTGGTCATAGAAGGCGCCCGGCGATAGCCCTTCGATCTTTCCGCGCCGGCCGTAAATGACCTTGTTTGGGTCGATGAGCCCCGCCTTCAACATCTGCGGCACGTATTTGAGCGCGAACGTCTGGTCGACGAACATCCGCTTGAACGCAGCAAGCGATGTTCCTGCGCCACCACGTCCGCCACCGCCGCGACCCGTCTGCAATTCTTGCACGATCTCCGGCAGGAAGAGACGCGTGAAGTCCTCGTCGTAGGCGTGAAGAGCGCCCCGCGAGTACTTGAAGGCTTGGAAGATCGAAGAGGGATCGACGATACCGCCCGAACTGTGCGCGGCCGCCAAGATCATGTCCTGAAAACGTCTGAACTCCGCGGGGCTCTTGATCTGGTTGCGCAACTCCGCCGACTTGACCATTTCATAGGTCTGCTCGCGAAGTTGTCCGGCCTTGCTCTTGTCCGACACCAGCGCACTGAGCGACGTTTGGAACTTTGCCATGTCTGCCATGCTTTCGATGGCATGGTTCTCGTTGGCAAAGGCGTACCGCAGTTCGCGGAACGTGTGCAGCGTCTCGGCGGTCGTCACATTTGGGACGACACCCGTCGTGCGCCGGGCCTCCTCAATAATCCGCTTCTTCTGGGCAGGATCGATGCCCAAAACGTCGAGATACGACATCTCTGCCTGAAGGGCGCCGGCCTGGCCGAGCCCAACCGCCAGACCATGGCCAATGCGATGCGCCCCGGCTCCGAAGGCATAGAGGCCGCCGTACCGCCCCAGAGTGCGACCTCCCGCGGCTGGCGCAGCGTTCAAGCGCCCCTGATTTCGAATGAGCTGGTTCTGAAGCGACACCATCTGGCGAAGGTTAGCGACTTGCGCACGGAACCCCGACTGCGCCGACGAGCCTTTGAGCTCCCGTGACATCCCCCTCGCGCTGTCCGAGGCCGCTCGAAATGACGACGTCATCGCACGCACGTCTGCTTGCAGAGCACGCATGCCGGCGGAGGCGTCGCGAATCTGCTTCGGTAGCAGCTCGAGGCCGCCACCCTTGCGGAGTTCGTTCGTGGCAATGACCAGTTGGCGAAGTGAATTGGCCGCCTGCTTGGCCGGACCTGAGAGCTGATCGACAAGGCGCAGAATGACGGACACATCCATCGACATGCGTTGTCCTCCGATCAAGCGTTCGCCAGTGCTTGCGCACTGGTCAGGTAGAAGATGAAGTCATCGACATCGAGATTCTCGACGGTCCGCGGCGTCCAATGCCAGCGTTCATAGAGAAGGATCGCGTGAACTTTCCAGTTTACGATTTCGTCTCGATGTCGCCGGTAAAAGACTGGAACCACGCATTGATCGCGCGCATATCGATGAGGTCCAACTCGTCGAAGACTCCCGGCGGGACATTGGCCAGTGATGCGAAGAAGTTGTTCTGCGCGCCGATGGGGTCGCTGTTCTCCTCCTGGAGGAAGCGCGTGTCCTTCACCTTCGGGCGCCGAAACGACAGGGTCGTGTACCGCGTGTTCTGGTACATCACGGGAAACTTCAGCGGAAAGACCTTCTTCGTGTCGCTGGAAGGCATCGGCGTTTCGTTAGTGTTCATGATTCCTCACTGCATCTGCAAAGCGGAGGCGCTGCGCGGTTTCGTCCCCGCGCAGCGGCCGATCAGGCACCAAGGCCCAAGAGCTGGCGGGCCTTCGCGTTCTGATCGACGCCGTTCGCGACGAACTTTTTGTTGAGAGCGTCGATCTCCAGCACGATCGTGCCGTCGATCGTGTGCTTCAGGTAATCCGCAGCGACCGTGACCTTCGTCTGCGATTTGCTTCCGGGCGTGTTCTGGCCGGGATCGAGCGTCTTGATGAAACCGTCCACCTCGATCTGGACACCCTTTTCGGTGCCGTCGTAGGAGACGAGCTGCGCGTAGATTTTGAAGAGCTTGTTGTTGCCAGGGGCGAGCCCGTAGATGCCGTACACGCGGCTCGAATGCGCGGTGAGTTCGAACTCCAGCTCGATCTTCTCGTGACCGAGCTTGACTTCGATGGGCACATCCATGCCGCCGCCGCGATACTCCTCAACCTTCCAGTTGAGCTTCGGCATCGAGACTGACGAGACGTCGCCCGAGAAAAGATAGCCGTCGATGAACAGGGTGTAGTCGCGAAGAATGTCGTTAACCGACATCGTCATCTCCCGAAAGTTGGGAGCCTCCGGTGGGGGTTCCGGAGGCTCCTATTGGTTTCTTGTTGTTGTTTGATCAGCTCGCCTGCGTGAGGAACGTGTCGAGCACCTCTTCGTAGTAGCCCGCGTTGCGGTGAGCGCGGAACGTCAAGCGCTCCAGCGGAGCCGGAGGCTCGATGTCGAAGTCGACGACGAGCTGACCGTCCGCGAGCTGACTGACCGGATTGAGGCTCTTGTCGAGCCAAGCCTTTCCATCGAGGATGGCGCCGCTCGCCTTGAGGTAGCGCAAGTACTTGTTGACGCTGCCCTCGATCCAATCCAGCAGACCGACATTGATCGGCCGGTCGGGCGCCTCCTGCATCGCCTTCTCGATGGCATCGTAGACCGCGTCGGCGGTGCGACGGACCGGAAGGAACTTCCACTTGCTCTTGCTGGTGGGCGAGCGCGTCCCGAGGACCCGATAGCCGTTCTGCTGAACGCACACCGCGATGGCGTTGCTGTTGAGCAACTGCCCCTCGACCGTCGAGCTGGTGTACGACCAGTCGATAATGCGGTCGACGCCGATGATGCCGTTGAGTGCCTGGTTCGAGGCCGAGTACCAGAACCCGTAGTTCTGGTCCATGTAGGCCTGCTTGCCGGCCAGCCGCGCTGCGACCGGCTGCGACACTGCGGCGTCAATGGCGCTACTCCAAACCTGGCTTCCACCCTCGACGATCCACAGGCGATCGGTGTCGAAGTCGGTGCGATACGCGATCGCGTCCGCATACGACGTGCTCTGCGAATCCGCGATGACGAT